ATGTTTTATCAAAATGTTTCGGTACTTTGGTCATAATATGATTGGTCAAGGGTGATGAGTAAATCAATATTAGATTTTTTGGTTTTTCGTGATTGTCAAAATATGGTTTAATTATATCAAACCTTTTGGTCCACAAGCTAAACGTACAGTGTGGATTTTTCAAAGCAATATTTACATAATTTTCTAAATTGATTGTGCCTTGTTTTTTATCTAATGCTAATTCACCATGAGCATTAAACCTAAAAAAAGCATTATTGATAATAGGCAATGCGTCTGGGTGTAATACTTTTGAATTTAACAAGTCAGTATTTCGTTGCAAGGATGCTTGCATATTTTTTCTAAATGTATTCAACATATTATGAGAATAACAAAAAGTACAAATATTTTTTGCATCTTGTTTTTTATATTGTTTTTGGCAATATTCATTTGATACTGTATTAGTTGAAATAGCTTGAAACCCCTCTAATTTTCCAGTCATTTTTGATATATGTATAGACATTATTTTCCCCCTTTCAATTTTTCTTGCATTAAATCAAAATTTTCACCGATTAATTTTAATTGTTTTTGTGCTTCTTTTTTACCTTCAACAGTTAAATTTGAATAAATTAAAGCATATGTAATTAATAAATCACTTGTTGAACTAGTAATATTAATTGTTTCAGTAGTTGTTTTTTTATTTGTTTTTAGTGTCATATTTTCCCTTTTTTTGTTTGTTTCGTTATTTGTATCAAATTGATAATTAATCATAAGTTGACAGATTGACGCATGGTAATTGTGGCTAGAATGTGGCACAGCTGAATTGTGGCTAGATTGTGATTAAGTTTTTAAGATACTTTTTAATGGTCCAGAAATTATATTGAGTGAGTTAGAGAGATATATTTAAAATGAGTTAAAGATATTTAAATGATGCTATTCAAATCTATCCTTCAAGTTTTTCAATTCACACGTTAAGACTAACGGCTTTGATTATTTAAAATATTACTAACGATAATAAACGGATATCAATTGTAATATATAAAGAATAAATATTTTTATCTTTTTCTGTGGTAAATTAAAGATTGCGTGGGGGGTATATACCCAGATTTTACTAGCAATTTACTATATATATATACATGGATAATTTACACACTCACACACACATACCCTGCACCAGTTATACACAAACACTTTTTTGTTTTATTTTTTTTCAAATATACTAGATATAGTATATGGCTTACCTTGACACAGAAGATTTAGATTGTATTGCATTTGTGGATGAAAAGACTAATGCAGTAACAGTTAAGTTCATTGGTATACCTAATAAAGAATCAGCTGATCTATTTATTAACTATGTAATGGTAACATTAGGAATAGATTACAATTCTTTAAATGATATGCATAAATCTAATATGTTACACTAATGAATATTAAAATACCTTACACACCTAGAAAACATCAAAGCTACTTACATCAACAAATTAATAAACATAGATGGAGTGTGCTAGTATGTCACAGGAGATTTGGTAAAACAGTATGCATGATCAACCACTTAATCAAATCAGCTTTAATGTGTACACATAAGAACCCAAGATTTGCATACATTGCTCCTACATTCAAACAGGCAAAAAGTATTGCCTGGGATTATATGAAACAGTTTACTGATAAAATCCCATCAACAAAGTTCAATGAAACAGAGTTAAGAGTAGATCTACCTAATGGTGCTAGAATAACATTACTCGGAGCAGAAAATTCTGATGGCTTAAGAGGTATCTATCTTGATGGCTGCGTCATAGACGAATACGCAAACATCGATGGAAAGCTATTTGCAGAGATAATTAGACCAGCTTTATCTGATAGAAAAGGATACTGTGTGTTTATTGGTACACCTGCTGGAATGAATAATAATTTCTATGATTTATACCAACACGCAAATGGTGCAGAAGATTGGTTTAACTACAAAGCTAAAGCTAGCAATACAAAGATAGTTGACCAAGAAGAATTAGATAAAGCAAGAGAGATTATGGGTGAGAAGAAGTACCTACAAGAATTTGAATGCGATTGGATTGCCAACATTGAAGGTGCGATCTATGGAGACGAAGTCGCCAAGTTAGATGATAAGAAGCAACTAGCAAGAGTTCCCTACGATCCTACTTTGCCTGTCTCAACTGCATGGGATCTCGGTGTCGCAGACCACAGTAGTATTATATTCTTTCAACAAAAAGGAACAGCAATACAGATAATAGATTACCACGAAGAAAGAGGTCATGGATTACCACACTATATTCAGATGCTAAACGAAAAACCTTATATCTACAAAGATCATTATGCACCACACGATATTGATGTACAGGAGTTCGGCAATGGCAAAACCAGAAGAGAGGTTGCTTATCAATTAGGAATTAGATTTAAAGTAGTACCGAAGCTACCAGTAGAGGAAGGAATCCACGCAGTAACAATGTTGCTTAACAGATGTTGGTTTGACACTGACCATTGTAAAAAGTTAATAGATGCGTTAAGACATTACCATAGGAAGTATATTGATAAGAATAGAATGTTCAGATCAAAGCCTGTACACGATTGGAGTAGTCATGCTTGCGATGCGATGAGGTATCTTGCAGTGGGGTTACAAGAATTAAATACTAGACAAACAGCTCCACAAAGTGTAGCAGATAATAACTATAGGATTATTTAATTATGGGATCAATATTCAAACCAAAAATGCCAGCTCTGCCACCACCTCCAGCTCCTGTTGAAGCACCTGCTCCAGAAGTTTCGCCAGAGGAAGAAGCAAGAATTGCAAAAGAACAAGCAGCTATTGAAAGAAAAAGAAAAGGAAGAAAATCTACAATCCTTACTGGACCACTAGGTATTCAAGAAAACGAAGAAGAAAAACTTAAAACATTACTAGGAGATTAATATGTTAGATAAAATTAAGAAAGTAATTAATAAAATTAAACCTGCTGCTAAAAAAGTTGTTAGCAATATGGATGATCTAGATACTGGTGTAGGTATCAATCAAACAGTTAAAACAGAAGGAAAAGTAGAAGTTAAATCTGAAACTAAATCTTCTTTAACATTCGGAAAATAATATGCCAGCTTGGGATGTAGGTAAAGGAACAACTAAACAATCTTACGATGCTGGTAGAACAGGTAATCATAATACTAATGGTGTAGCTGATAATAATAGAGAATCATACAAAACATCTAATGCTTATAAAGTTGAAGCAAAAAAAGCTGCAAAAATTTCTAAAGCAAATAAAATAAAACAAGACATGGTAGATTTTAAAAACTACTCTTATACACCACCAAAATTTGTACCTTCAATTGTTGGATCGGTTTCTTCAAAACTTTTTGGAAAAAAATCATTTGAAGTAAACAAATCATATTATGAAAAAAATCTTATTGGTAAAACAAATTTAGCAACAGGAAAAGCATATAGTGCTTCAGTAGAAGATTACAAAAGTTACATGAGTGCAAGAGGTTCTGGATCAATAGATGCTATGGGTAGAGAAGTTAACAATCGTGATGGGGGTGGTGGTCAGTTAGTTGAAAAAAATATCGGTGGAAGAACTTTACTTACAACAACACCAACTACTGCAGAAGTTTCACAGAGCAATGCTGCTCAAGTAGAGGATAGTGAAGAGTTAAGAAAAAAAAGAGTTAAGGCAAAAGGAAGATCACCAACAATCATGACAGGAGTTACAGGTGTAACTGGTGGCTTGACTTTGGGTAAACCAAGTTTATTAGGTAGAGCATAATGGCACAAACAGATTTAGCAAAAAATTTATTATCAAGATTTGACAGATTAAAATCTCAAAGACAAAATTGGGAAAGTCATTGGCAAGAAGTTGCAGATTATATGCAACCAAGAAAAGCTGATGTAACTAAAACAAGATCTAAAGGTGATAAAAGAACTGAACTTATTTTTGATAGTTCACCATTACAATCAGTAGAATTATTAGCAGCATCATTACATGGTATGATGACTAACCCATCAACACCTTGGTTCTCTTTAAAATTTAAAAATGATGGAATGGAAGGAGAGGATGAAGCAAAAGAATGGTTGGAATCTACTACAGAGATTATGTATTCAGTATTTAACAAGTCTAACTTTCAACAAGAAATTTTTGAATTGTATCATGATCTAATTACGTTTGGTACGGCAGCAATGTTTATTGAAGAAGATGATGAAGATGATTTAAAATTTTCTACAAGACACATTAATGAAATGTATATTTCAGAAAATGACAAAGGTAGAATAGATACAGTATTTAGAAAGTTTAGAATATCTGCAAGAGCTGCAATACAAAAGTTTAAAACTGTATCAACTAACATAGCAGTTATAGCAAAGAAAGATCCTTACGAAGAAGTAGAAATACTTCATGCTGTTTATCCTAGATCAGATTTTAATCCTGTAAAACAAGATAAAGAAAATATGCCATTTGAATCTGTATACCTAGACGCAGATTCTGGAGACGAATTATCTGTATCTGGATTTAAAGAATTTCCATTTGTAGTACCAAGATACTTAAAAGCATCACACGAAATTTATGGTAGATCTCCTGCAATGACAGCTTTGCCAGACGTTAAGATGCTAAATGAAATGTCTAAAGTTATAATTAAGTCTGCACAAAAACAAGTTGATCCACCTTTACTTGTTCCAGACGATGGCTTTATGTTACCTGTAAGAACTGTACCTGGTGGACTAAACTTCTACAGAGCAGGAACTAGAGATAGAATTGAACCATTAAACATTGGTGCAAATAATACACTAGGTTTAAATATGGAAGAGCAAAGAAGAAACTCAATCAGAAATGCTTTCTATGTAAATCAATTACAAATGCAAGATGGTCCACAAATGACGGCAACAGAAGTCATTCAAAGAAATGAAGAGAAGATGAGATTACTTGGACCAGTTCTTGGTAGACTTCAATCTGAATTATTAAAGCCATTGATTGATAGATCGTTTGCAATTTTAATGAGAAAGAATTTATTTCCTAATCCACCAGAATTTTTATCTGGTCAAGATATAGAAATTGAATATGTATCACCACTTGCTAAAGCACAAAAATCTACAGAGCTGTCATCTATTATGAGAGCAGTTGAAATTTTAGGTAGCTTATCAAATGTTGCTCCAGTATTTGACCATATCAATATGGATAAATTAGTTAGGCATTTAACTAGCATTGTTGGTGTACCTCAAAAAATTTTGAAGCCACAAGCTGAACTAAATGCTGAAAGACAAGAAGCAGCAGCACAAGCTGAACAACAACAACAGATGCAACAGATGCAACAAGTAGCACAAGCAGGGAGAGATATAGCACCATTAGCAAAAGCATTGCCAGAAGAAGCACAAGCATTAGCTAATTCAGAAGCTGAATAGTATGAACCAAAACAAAGAACTGGAACAAATAATAAAAAAATTAAGAGACAGCTATCAACATATTTTTAACACAGACGAAGGCAAAGAAGTCTTGTCTGATTTAGAAAAAAGATGTCATTATCATTCTACCACTAATGTAAAAGGTGATAGTCATGAGAGTGCATATATGGAAGGTCAACGTAGTGTACTTCTATTTATAAAAACAATGCTACGCAAGGAGAATAAAAATGTCAAGTGAACAGATAACACAAACTAATGTGCCTGTAGAAGAGACAACACAAACTACTACAGACACTCCTCAAGTAACTGAACAACCAACTGTTACCAACTCTTGGAAAGAAACAATCTCGGAAGAGTTTAGAAACGATCCTAATATTTCTAAATTTACTGAAATAGATGCGTTAGCTAAAAGCTATATCAACGCAACTAGAATGATTGGTCAAGACAAGGTAGCAATACCAAATGAAAACTCAACAGACGATCAATGGAATGAAGTGTATGGAAAACTTGGCAGACCAGAATCTGCAGATAAATATAAGTTAGAAGTACAATCTGAAACAGCTTCGTTAGATGAGAATGCAATAAAACAATTTGCAGAGAATGCTCACCAACTTGGTTTGAATAATAAACAGGCTCAAGGAATTTTAGAATACTATAAAAATTCTATGGAAGGATCTGTTCAACAAGCAAGAGTAGATACAGAAACTGCTCAAGCAAATGCTGAACAAGAACTTCGTAAAGAGTGGGGTAGATCTTATGATGAGAATATAAAAAGAGCTGGAGCAATTGCTAAAGCAAACATGAGTGAAGATATACTTAATATGGAACTAAAAGATGGTACTCGTATTGGAGATCATCCTTCTGTCATAAAAGGTTTTGCAAACATTGCTAATCTTATGTCTGAAGATAAATTGATTAGTACAGAAAGCGAAGGTATGGATCAAAGTACAGATTACCAAGCTGAAATTAGTAAACTTGTAAATGATAGAGATGGTCCATATTGGAATAAATCTCATCCAGATCATGATAAGATAGTTCAACAAGTATTTACTTTAAGAACTATGTTGAATGGATAAAGAAGAAATAAGATTAGAAATACTTCGTATTGTTGTAGAGAGTGGATCAGAAAATCAAAAATCTAATCCCTTGCCAATCTGCGAAGAATATTATAAATGGGTTTGTAAGGCGAGTGAAAATTCGCCTAACAAAAGTAAGACAATTCGTAAGAACCTTACTGCCAACAAGGAATAGACTTGTAGTCTAAAAGACTTTAAATCCAAGAGAAGCCAGAATTTCTGATAACGTCTCTGTTTTGTTTTAACATTAACTTAACAATAATAGGAGACATAATATGTCAACTGAAATAACAAAAGCATTTGTAGAACAATATAGTTCAAACATACAAATGTTATCACAACAAAAAGGATCACTTTTAAGAGATAAAGTGAGACTTGAATCTGTTACAGGGAAAAATGCTTTCTTTGACCAAATTGGTTCTGTAACTGCAACTGTAAGATCAAGCAGACACTCAAATACTCCACAAGCAGATACACCACATAGTAGAAGACGTGTATCACTTGTTGATTATGAGTTTGCAGATCTTGTAGACGATCTAGATAAAGTAAGAATGTTAGTAGATCCTACTTCTAGCTATGCACAAGCTGCTGCTTATGCAATGGGTAGAGCAATGGATGATGCTATCATCGCTGCTGCAACTGGTTCATCTGACACAGGTGTTGCTGGTGGTACTGCTGTTGCATTACCTGCTGGTCAAAAGATTGCTGAAGCTGGAACTGCTGGTTTAACTATCGCTAAATTAAGACAAGCGAAAGAAATCATCGATCTAGCTGATGTTGATCCTTCACTAAAAAGATACATCATAGTATCTCCAAAACAGATCTCTGATCTATTAGGAACTACTGAAGTAACTTCAAGTGATTTCAACACAGTAAAAGCATTAGCATCTGGTGATGTTAATACTTTCCTAGGTTTTGACTTCTGTGTAACTAACAGACTATCAATCGCTTCAAGCAAAAGAAAATGTATTGCCTTCGTACAAGATGGTCTTGCATTAGCTATGGGTAAAGACTCTACTGCTAGAATCGATGAAAGATCTGACAAAGGTTACGCAACTCAAGTTTACTATTCTGCTGCATTCGGTGCAACTAGAATGGAAGAAGCTAAAGTTGTAGAAATACTTGCTCACGAAGCATAGTAAATAAATTTTAGGGGGTGGAAGCGAGAGTGGAAACCCCCTAGAGTGCATGATAAAAGAAACAAAAAATTTAGAAACTGTAGTACATTTAAAGAAAGGTAATTATATTTACAGATACGTTTTAGTAGACAGGTTTCAACATGATGGTAAAAATCATTATGGTTTTGACAAAAAACAAGGTAAGACAATAGAAGAAATCTTTGCTTTAAAAAAAGATAGACAAATAAGACGCAAGTATATAATAAGGAAGTAATATGGCATCAGTAGTAGACATTTGTAATGGAGCATTAAATCAACTAGGTGCATCAACTATACTTACACTTACAGAAGATTCAAAGAACGCAAGACTTTGCAATGCAAGATACACACAAGTTAGAGATAGTTTATTTAGATCTCATCCCTGGAATTGTTTAATTAAAAGAGTTGAACTTGCAAAAGATACCGAAGTTCCTTCTTGGGGTTTTTCATATCAATTTACTTTACCTGCAGATTGTTTAAGACTTCTTACAATTTTAAATTATGATTATGATTATAAAGTTGAAGGTAGAAAAGTTTTAGCAAATCATGGAACAGTAAAAATACAATACGTTGCAAGAATAGAAGATCCTAATCAATATGATGAATTATTAAGAGAAACTATTTCTTCATCATTAGCAGCAGATATTGCTTATGCTGTAACTTCATCTAATCCTACGGCTTCTAATATGTATTCTTTATTTCAAGATAAATTAAGAGAAGCAAGATTTGTAGATGCTACTGAAGGTCAAAATACTAATCCAGATAATGGTCAATCAGATATTATTGGTTCTTCATCTTTTATAAACTCAAGGTACTAACCCATGGCTAGAGTTGCTGTTCAATTAACGAACTTTACAGGTGGTGAGTTGTCTCCTAGATTGGATGGCAGAAACGATTTACAAAAATATCCCACAGGATGCAAGACATTAGAAAACATGATTGTTTATCCTCATGGAGCTGCAGCTAGAAGATCTGGTACACAGTTTGTAGCAGAAGTAAAAGATAGTTCTAAAGAAACAAGATTAATTCCTTTTGAATTTTCTACAACACAAACTTATATGTTAGAGTTTGGCAATCAATACATAAGATTTTATAAAGACAATGGTCAAATATTATCTGGTGGTTCGGCTTATGAAATTAGTTCACCTTATTTAGAAGCAGAATTATTTGACATTAAATATGCACAATCAGCTGACGTTATGTATTTGTGTCATCCTAATCATCCTGTAAAAAAATTAGCTAGAACAGGTCATACATCTTGGACACTAACAAGTGTTGATTTCACAAATGGTCCATTCATGGATCACAATATAGAAACAACAACTATAACAGCATCACATACCAATACTGGTCAATCAGCTACACTAACATTATCATCAACTACTGGAGTAAATTCTAACCAGGGATGGTTATCAACAGATGTAGGTAGATTAGTTCATGTACTTGATGGTCATGCAAAAATTACAGCATATACATCAACAACAGTAGTTACTGCTGAAGTGTTATCAGATATATCTAATGGTTCTGCTACAACTGATTTTGCATTAGGATCATTTAGTTCTACTACTGGTCATCCTTCTTGCGTAACTTTTTTTGAACAAAGATTAGTATTTGCAGCAACCTTATCTCAACCACAAACATTATTTTTTTCAAAGTCTGGTGATTATGAAAATATGGATGATGGTTATCACGAAACTGTAGCAGATGATGATTCTATTATTTATACTATTGCTTCTAACCAAGTTAACGCAATTAGATTTATGACAGCTACAAGAACTTTAATTATTGGTACTGCTGGTGGTGAGTTTGCAGTTAGTGGTGGTGGAACTGATATTGCAATCACACCTACAAACATATTAATTAAAAAACAATCTAACAATGGTGCAGCAAACGTAGATGCACTAGCCGTAGGTAACGCAACTTTATTTTTACAAAGAGCAAGAAGAAAATTAAGAGAACTAGCTTACAATTTTGACGTAGATGGATACCTTGCTCCAGACTTAACTATCCTTGCAGAACATATTTCTGAAGGTGGGTTTAAACAATTATCATATCAACAAGAGCCTAATCAAATTATTTGGTGTGCTAGAAATGATGGTCAACTAGCTGGATTAACTTATCAAAGAGAACAACAAGTAGTTGCTTGGCATAGACATATATTTGGTGGATCATTTGGAAGTGGTAACGCAGTTTGTGATAGTGTTGCAACTATTCCAACAGATGATTCAGAATATCAAACATGGGTAATTGTAAAAAGAACAATCAATGGTGCTACAAAAAGATACATAGAATATATTCATGAATATGATTTTGATGAAACAGATGATACTTCATTTAATTTTTTAGATTCACAATTATCTTATGATGGTTCAGCTGCTTCAACTATATCTGGTCTTGCTCATCTTGAAGGTCAAACAGTATCTATATTAGCTAATGGTGCAGCACATCCAAACAAAGTTGTTAGTTCTGGTGAAGTTATATTAGAAAGATCTGCAACTAAAGTTAAAATTGGTTTACCTTATACATCTTTATTACAAACAATGAGAATAGATGCTGGCTCACAAAATGGTACATCACAAAGTAAAACTAAAAGAATCTATGACATTACTGTTAGACTTTATGAAAGTATTGGTGTCGAGGTTGGACCAGATTTAGATAACATGGAAAGAATACCTTTTAGATCTTCAGCTAATGCTATGAATAGTGGTATCAATGTATTTACTGGAGATAAAGAAGTAGAATTTAGAGGAAACTATGAAACAGATGGTTTTATATTTGTTAGACAAACTCAACCTTTACCTTTGACGATACTGTCATTATATCCTAAACTTCAAACAAACGATGGATAGAATAATCAATATTGTAAAGTACAAAGGTGAGCATGGTCAATATATTATGAAGCAACAAATGAATCATGTATTAATGGATAAAGATATGGAGTTTGAAGGTAACGCAATGAATTTAGAACAAGAGAATTTAGCATTTACAGGTATGATTGATGGCAAACCTATTTTTGCTGCAGGCATGAAAATTATTTGGAGTGGTGTTGCAGAAGGTTGGGTGCTAGCAACTAAAGATGTTTTGGATTATCCATTGTCTGTTGCGAAAGCAATTAAAAAAGATTTTGCACGAATTGCTAAAGAAAACAATATCAATAGAGTTCAAAGTGCTATAAGAGCAGACTATACAACAGGTTTAAAATTTGCTAAATGGTTAGGATTAGAGGAAGAAGGTTTAATGAAAAAATTTGGTTTTGATGGTTCAGATCAGTATATGTATGCGAGGTTATTCTAATGGGATGGCAAGCAGCAGTAGTTGGTGCAATAGGTGCAGCAACAGTTCAACAACAAGGTAAGATTGGAAAATTTAATCAAGCTGTTAGTGAACGTAATGCTCAAGTTGCTGAAGCTGAAGCCGTACAAATAGAAAAAAAAACTGAATTTGATATTGCTAGATTTAATAATTCATACGAAAAATTAAAAGGTTCAGTAGAAGTAAACCTTGCTAAATCTGGTGTAGTTTCTGGACAAGGCACAGCATATAGAATAGCAACTGCCAATGCTAGAGAAAAGTATATGCAAGAAAATATTATGAGATACAATTCTAAAGTTGCTCAATCTAAAAAAATTGAAGAAGCAAACTTTGCTAGAATATCTGGTCAAATGGCTAGACAACAAGCTAGACTTGCACAAATACAAACAATAGGCTCTACAGGAACAAGTTTATTAAACATGAGTAATTTTGGAACAACACCAAACACAACAGGAAGTTATGGAAATAGAGGAACTGGTATGTCTGGTTATGGTGGGGGAGCTGATATATAATAATGCCAAAAATACCTACATTTACAACTCAAGCAACAATAACAGGTGAAGTTGGATCTGTTAAATCTAATATTCAAATGGGTTTAAATCAAACTATAGGATCTGCTTTAGCACCTATAACAAAAGAAATTGTACAACATAAAATTAAACAAAAAGATTTTGAAAATAAAACAGAAGCATTAAAATTAGAAAATGATTTTATTAGAGATATGCAGAAGGTTTATACTGAAGCAGGTAATTTAGAAAACGAAGAGCAAGCACAATCTATTGTTAAGAATAAATCAAATATGTTAATGCAAAGATATTCTGGTTTAGCAAGTAACAAAAATTCACAGACTTTATTTAATCAGTATGCTTTAGCTGAAGTTCAAAAGGGAGTTTTTAGAACAAGCACAGCAGTTCAAAGAAATACTTTAATTTCTTTAGATACAGAAGTAAGTAAGAAAAAATCAAGATTAATGTTAACAGCTTTAGATCTTACTGATGGTTTTGATTATGAAGTCTTGCAAAGAGATTTAGAAGATTTGTATGTTACAAATTATCAAGGCAAAGTTCCAAATGCTATTTTAGAAAAAATGGTAAGTGGAATACCTAATGAAATAAAATTTTTAGAAGCAGATAAAATGATTTCAGAATCTCCTAGAGAAGCATTAGCTATGTTAATGGATGAAAAAGATTTTCAAGGTTTAACATATGATTCAAGAAAAAAATTAATAGAGAAAGCTAAAATAACTATAGCACCTATGATTGAAGATGAGTACACAGATCATCTTGCTAAAATTGCCGTAGGTAAAAAAACATCATTTGATATGAAAACTGCTTCATTAGTATTACCAACAAAAACTGTAAATGAAATGATTGAACAAGAAACATTTGCTAAAGATCGTGCAGCAAATAATGCAATACTTCTTAACACTCCTTTATCATTAACAGAAGAAGTAGCAGATGGTCAAATAAAAGAATTTTATGAATTACATGGAGAAGTAAAAGGTAACGCAAACAAAACATATGTTAAGGGAATTGTAGCAGGTAAAAAGAAGTCTCTTAAAGAAGATGCAGTTGGTTTTATAAAAGAATTTGATACAGAGGTAGAACTTGCTTATCAAGAGTTAGAATCAGAAACAGATCCTAAACTTATAAAAGATAAAAAAACAAAGTTAATAGATTTATTAATTAATAAACAAAGAGATTTAGAAGTTGAAAAGATTAGAGTTGCTAGTAATGCTGAAATGCAACAAATAATAACAACACTTACAGATCCAGAAATTTCAGCAGAAGATAAAATTAATTTAGAAATGTTTACAAAAAATATGTATGGAGACAACAACATGAGTAAAGTTTTAAATCATTTATCAGATTTAAAAATTCCACAAGATTATATTACTGCGTTAAGCACAAATAGTGTACCTTTAAAAAAAGATATTTATTCTTCAAGTACACAAAATTTAGAAACATTAGAATCTTTAGTTAGATCTGGAATGAAAGATGGAGATAAATTTAATACTATAGAAAAAGCAATTGCTAAAGAGTTAGATGATTTTAAAAATGTAATTTATGCTCAAGGAGAAGGATCTGTAAGTTCAACAGCATATGCAGCAAACATTCAAAAAACAATTTATAAGTCTGCTTTATATAGAATAGAAACAAAAAATATGACTATAGACCAAGCTGTTAAATCTGCTTCACAAGAATTTTTAAAAGATTATCGTATAGGAGCTGATGAAACTTATTTGATTGCATCAGATGTTAATGGAGAAAAAACAAACCAAATATTATTAGAACAAAAAGTAGAAGCAGTTCTTTTAGAAATAGAAACTAATGAAGAATATGTAGATAAATTTATGGGTGAAGATGGTTATATGCATTTTGCTAAACTTGCAGGAGTAGAAAATTTAACTGAAGAAAAAGTAAGAGATAGAATTTTATCAAATATTCAAAATCATAGTAAAATGTTAAACAATAGCGATATGACAGGTTTTGTTGTTTATACAGAATTTGCAAATGGAGCAACACATCCTATTGTAAATGCAAATGGTGATAAAATAGAATTTTATAAAGTACCTACTGAAAATGATAAAGGTATTTTAAGTACAGAATTAAAATTTCCAGGAACAAATGAAGATATACAATTAGTGGATGAAGATGATGGTTTAAGTTATTTAGATGAAATTGTTTTAGATGAGAATCAAAATATAGGTGGAGAAAGTATGACATTAGGAAGTGCTGTTGATACTGTTGGAAATTTATTTGTATCAAAAGCTAACGCAGATATGCCAACATTAGGAGAAAAATTTTTAGCTGATAATAATAATATTAAAATGTTATCAGATGATGAGGGTAATGAATTAAAACCTTATAATTTAAAATATAATGTTAATGGAAAAGAAGTTATAGAAGATTTTAGAACTGTTGGAAAAGGTCATAAAATAACAGAAGCAGAAGAAAAAAGTGGAAAAATATATGGTTTTGATATTAACACTTTAACACAAAAAGAAGTAGATATTATTTTTAAAAAAGATTTAGAAATAGTAATTAAAGATGTAGATAAATTAGTTACAGATAAAAATATTAATCCAACTGCTTATAGTATATTAGTTCAAATGGGTTTCCAATTAGGTACTACAGGTTTAAGTAAATTTAAAAAAACAATTCAAGCAATAAATGAAAAAGAATATCAGTTAGCTTCTGAACATATGCTTTATAATTTTGAAGGTAAAGATTATAAAAATATTAGTAAAAAAATAGGAAAAACTAAATGGCATCAACAAACAGAATCAAGAGCCAAAAAACTTTCTAATTTAATGGATAAAATTAGATAATGATAAATTTTGGATTAGGTACATTTGAGCCTTCTGAACAAGAAATAGGTTCTTTATACAATCAAACTAAAAGTGGTTTTTGGGAAACTGCTGGTGCAACATTTATGAATGCTTGGAATTACAACCCAACATCTTCTGTGTTTAGATCTGTAGAACAAACTCTAGCATATCAATCAAGTAGTGAATATTTAGATAGAGATGAATTAAATAAACAATATGGACATCTTGGTTTAGTATTTGAAAAAGATACTAGATCTGGTTTAGTTGATTATCTTGTAGAAAGAAAAGAATTAGAAAATGAAAGAGCAGACGTTATTGCCAGAGGTCCAGATGGTAAACTTGCTAAAAGTTTTTTCTTTTTAGAATCTCTTGGTACAAGTTTTTTAGATCCAATAAATTTTGCAGCATCTTTTGTTCCTGTTGTTAGTCAAGCTAGATTTGCAAACATGGTAGCAAGATCTGGTAAGAATGTTGCTAGAATGAAAAAAGGTTTAGTTGAAGGTTTTGTTGGTAATACAGCTGTTGAGCCACTTGTTTATGGTGTGGCAAAATCAGAGCAAGCAAATTATGATGCGTGGGATTCTTTTGCTAACATAGCTGTAGGTGGATTTATAGGTTCGGCAGCTCATGTTGGGTTTGGAAAGATGGGAGATTTTATTGCAGAGAAAAGAGGTAAGCCAAATATATATCAAAAACTTGCTGCAATCTCTCCAGAAAATCAACAGGCTCTATTAAGATATTCTGTTGGTAAAGTTTTAAAAGGAGAAAAAGTAGACACTGGAAATGTTATAGTTGAAAAAACTAGAATAGGTGATGAAGGATTAAATAAAATAGATAATCAAATTAAAGAATATAAAGGTTTATATAAAGATGCTTTAGATAATGGAGATAGAAAATCTGCAAAGATTTATTTGCAAAACTTGCGAAACCTACAAAAAACAGAAAGAGATTTATTTGCAGCAAAAAGAAAACAAGCTGACGAAGCTAAACTTCAAGAACAAAAAGAAGGTATTAATGCTAATAATAAAAAAAATGTAACACAAGTAGAACAAACAAGAAAAGAAAAAGAAACTTCTGAAATAGAAACTGAAGCAGAAAATTTAAATCAAACAGTTAAATTTAGACAAAAACAATTAGATATTAAAGATGAAGATATTTCTGTATTAGATAATTCTAAAAATGAAATTAAAAAAGTAGACAACAATATAAAAAACAAAACTAAATTAAGAGAAGCTATAGAAGCTGGAACTCACTGTACTAAAAGGAATAGTTAATCATGGATGTAAAAAAATTATCAAAATGTTTTAAAGAAGTTAAAAGATTAACAGGTGATCTTATATCTGATGAACAGATTAATGAAATTTTAGATGAAGCTAAAATAGCAGTTAATGAAAGTAAGTTTGATAAAGCACAAATTAAAACAGATAAAATTTTAGCACAAAAAGTTATCAATAAATTTGAATATGATCAAGCTGTAAAGAAAAGAAATCTTGCCGACAACAACATGAAGGCAATAGAGATATATCAAAAAGTAATAGATGCTGTAGAATTATCTTCAGATAAATCTGTTTCTAAATATTTAATAAAACCCTCTGAAGGTTTTTTAGCAATACTTGTTGGTAATCAAAAATTTTCTAACATTGCTAGAGATTCTATTGGATCAAGACAAATTGCAGGGGAAGAAATGTATTTCAATAAATTCTTTAAAGCAATTAATGATATATCACCTACTTCTTGGGATGCTTTAAGTTCTGGTAAAATGGATTTAGAAATTCAAGATGAAATGAGAGGTTTGATTTCTGGTAATGCAGAAGCTGCACAGATTGCTAAAGTTTTAAAAGATATACAAGCTGATTTAAGAGGTCAACTAAATGATCTAGGAGCAAACATAGGTCAGATAGATGATTGGATTACAAGAATGTCTCACAATACAGAAAAAATGGGTAGAGCTGCTAATGGATCTAAATTAATTAAAGATATTAGATTAGCTTGGAGAGAATATATTAAACCAAGATTAGATTTAAAAAGAAGTTTTGTAAATGTAAATGATCCTAAAGAAATAGATAAAATTTTAGATGATATTTTTGATAGTTTAATGTCTGGAGATCACACAAAACATGATGGTGCTGGAAGTATTTTTGGTACAAGAAATGTAACTAACAGATTAAATGCGTCAAGAGTTTTACATTTTAAAAATTCAAAAAGCAGACAGGAATACAGTGTTAAGTTTGGAGAACCCTCTTTAAAAGAAAATGTATTAGGTGTAATAACTACTAGCACAAGAAACATTGCATTAATGCAAACACTAGGAACTAATCCTAAAGATACTGTAGAAAAAGTTTTAAGTTTATTAAGAAAAAAATATAAAGATACAGATCCTAAAGAAGTTAACAAATTAAATTTTAAAAATTTTGAAAGTGAATTTAAAGAAATAGATGGAAGTATTAATGGTATTGCTAATGAAATATTAGCAAAAACAGGAATGATAATTAGATCTACAGGAGCAATGGCTAGACTAGGTATGACACCTATTACATCTTTTGGAGATATACCTCAATACATGGGAACATCAAATTTCCAAGGTAGAGGATTATTAAGTGGTTTGTTCGAAGCATTAACAGGATTATTTAATGCAAATGATAAAGCTGCAATGGAAGTTTTACAGGTAGTAAGTAACTCTTATACTGCTACAGCTTACAGAGGTAATGTGTATGCTGCAGGTAATGATAGTTGGGGTAAAATGGGTGAGTTACAAAATACATTTTTTAAATGGAACTCACTAAATGGATGGGTATCAAGATTAAAAAGTTCTATGATACTAGGTTTATCAAGACATTATGGAATGTTAACTGAAACAAAATTAAAAGATTTAGATGTAAGAGAAAGAAATTTTTTAAACCTATATGGAATTGATGAAGGTAAATGGGATATGCTTCGTTCAATTAAAACTTTAGCAGTTGATGATAAAAGATATTTAACAGCAGAAGGTGTAGATGAATTATCTAATGCAGAAATAATAAAGTATGTTGGTAGAGATTTATCTAAAAGAGAAATAAGAAACTTTAAAAAAGATTTAGAATTAACTTGGAGAAATGTTTTGGTTGATCAAGGTATGCATGGATCTCCAGAGCCAGATGCTGCAACTAGAGCAATTATGAATCAAGGTTTAGAGAAAGGTACTCCAATGGGAGAAACAATTAGATTTGTAATGCAGTTTAAAGGTTTTCCAATAAGTATGTGGAAGAAAATTATTGGTAGAGAAATATATTCTTATGGAGCAGACGAAGGTAGCCTACCAATGCTTAAAGGTTTATCAAGTCTTTTAATAATGGGTACTATTTTTGGCTATATAGCAATGTCTACAAAAGATATGATTAGAGGTAGAACACCTAGAGATCCAAAGAAAAAAGGAACAATATTACAAGCATTCGCACAAGGTGGTGGGGGTGGTATTTATGGTGATTTCTTAATAAGTGAAATACAAAATGAATATGGTAATGGTATATTTGAAACTGCTCTTGGACCAACTGCAGGAGATATTAAAAAATTCTTTGATATGGCTCAATCTATGAATGATCCTAAAAAAGCAGGTAAGAAATTTTATGAGTTAGCCGAAGGTCATACACCTTTTTTAAATTTATATTACAGTAAAGCTGCCTATGATTATCTAATTGGTTATCAAATTAAAGAGTTTCTTGATCCTGGGTATTGGAATAGAATGAAAACAAATCATTCAGAAAAAAGAGGTCAAAAATATTTTATGAAACCAGGTTCAATAATACCAGATTTTGATCAATTAAAAGAGTAGATAAAAGAATGAAAAAAGAATATAAACAAGAATATTTATTTACAAAACCATCAAGATTGTTTAAAGGTTTTTAGCATATGACAATATCATCGACAACAGTAAAAAATTCCTACTCTGGTAATGGTACACTAGATACCTTTAATTATACTTTCAAAGTATTTGCAGATGCAGACATTCAAGTTATTATTAGAGATGCGTCAGCTACTGAAACAGTTAAGACTTTAACTACACATTATACTGTAACTGGTGCAGGTTCTGCTTCTGGTGGAACTATTGTATTCACAGCAGGAAATATTCCAAGTGCAACAGAGACAGTTGTAATAAGAAGAGCATCACCACAAACAC